TACACAATGCGTGACATTGGTAAGTTGGAAACACGCATTAACAATATGGAATACTATACTGCGCTCAACCTTTTAGAAAAGGATGCACAGTCTCTAGAAATTCAAGATGCAAATGGACTGAATAGATTTAAGTCTGGTTTTGTGGTTGATAACTTTGCTGGTCATGCAACTGGTGATGTTAGACACCCAGACTATAGAAACTCTATTGACATGACTGCAAAGGAACTTCGTCCACAATACTACATGAAGGGCGTTTCTCTTATTGAAGAAAACACTACAGATGCAGAAAGAACTGTAGATCAGTATCAAAAAACTGGCGATATTCTTTCTCTTCCATACGAACATACAATTGCGGTTGAACAACCATATGCATCTCGTGTTGAGAATCTAAACCCTGTTCTTTCTTTCTCATGGGCGGGTATCTGTAAACTAACTCCATCTGGTGATGAGTGGTTTGAGGTGAACAGACTTCCAGATATTATTATCAACAGAGAAGGAAACTTTGATACCGTTATGGCACAAAACCGTAACGCTCTAGGAACAGTATGGAACGCATGGCAAACTCAGTGGAGTGGAACAACCACAACAAGAACTCTACCTCTTTGGTGGACTGCATCTATTCGTGCATCGAATGGTCGTCCTGCTATTGTTAGAAGAACTTTAACTCAAGAACAAGGAACTCAGACAAGAACTGGTGTTCAGACTTCTGTGGTTGCACAGATAGATACGGAATCTTTGGGTGAAAGACTTCTATCACAGGCACTCATTCCATTCATTCGTGCAAGGAATGTTACCTTTAGTGTAACTGGTATGAAACCTCTTACTAGAGTATATCCATTCTTTGATAAAAACAATGTTAGTGCTTATGTAACTCCAGATGGTGGTTCATTGGGTGGAAACCTTGTGACATCTGCTGCTGGAAAAATTTCTGGTGTATTCTCTATACCAGATCCAAACAATAATAGTAATCCTCGTTTCAGAACTGGTGATAGAATTTTTAGACTCACATCGGATGCTCAAAATGGTGAAGAGAATGTGGAGACATTCGCACAGGCAACATATTCTGCAACTGGTATTTTGAATACAATTCAAGAAACAATTATTGCTACTCGTAATGCAAGAGTAGAAGTTAGAGATGTTTCTGAATCACAGGCAACCACTAGAACTATTTCTCAAAGAAATCAAGTTGTTGGTTGGTGGGATCCGCTTGCACAATCATTTATGCCTCAGGCAACTGGTGGTGAATATGTTACTAAGGTAGATGCTTTCTTTGCACAAAAAGATGATGACTTGCCTGTTACACTACAGATTCGTGAAATGCAAAATGGTTATCCAACCACTAAGGTTCTTCCATTTGCTTCTAAGACTTTAGACCCAGTAGATGTAAATGTTTCTGATACTGCTGCTGTTGCAACAACATTTAGTTTTGATGAACCAGTATATGTGAAGGATGGTGTAGAATATTGTATCGTCCTCTTTACAGATTCAAACAAATATCTTGCATGGATTTCTCGTATGGGAGAAACTGATGTTGGTGGCAATCGTATGATTTCAGAACAACCATACTTGGGTGTTCTATTTAAGTCACAGAACAACACTACTTGGACTGCATATGACTTTGAAGATTTGAAGTTTACATTGTATCGTGCAAAATTTGATACATCAAAAACTGGTATTATCACATTAACAAACGATGAACTTCCAGTTGCTAAATTGGAGTCCAATCCTATTAGAACTGTGAGTGGCGATAGTAAGGTTAGAGTGTTCCATAGAAATCACAATATGCACTCATCTTCTAACAATGTTATCATTACAAATGTTAAGTCTGGAATTGATTCTTCTCTTAATGGTGCAATTCTTGCTGCAGATACAACACTCTCATTGACAAGTTCAACTGGTTGGCCAACTTCTGGAACTGTATACTTGAAGATAAACAATGAGGTGATGTCTGGAACTATCTCTGGAACTTCTGTAACTGCAATAAGTCGTGGTGTAGAAGGTTCTGCTGTTGATCATGCAGATGGTTCTGAAGTTCTTCTCTACCAGATTAACGGTATTCCTTTGACAGAAGTTAATAAGACACACACTACAATCGGTGATATTAGAGTTGACTCGTATACAGTTTCAACATCTACTTCTGCTACATCTTCTGGTGTAAGTGGTGGTGTTGAGGCGACTGCAACAGAAAATGCTCAGATGGATGTGTTGCAAACTCTTGTTCCAACAATCGAACATCCAAACACATTACTTACTTCAAAAACATTATCAACATCTGGAACTTCTGTATCTGGTAATCAGACATCGTTTACTAAACAGTCTATATCTACTGCTGATTCAATTCCTTTGGATGACAACTATTACTTTAGTGCTCCAAGAATTATTTGTTCTAGAATTAACGAAACGAATGAGTTATCTGGTGCGAAATCATTTGAACTTAGATTTACAATGACTTCTAATGTTGATAACCTTTCACCATTGATCGATTTGGATAGAAAGACTATCGTTGCGATTGCAAACAGACTTGACAATATTGATAGTGCTTCTGATGTATATCCTCAATCTGACTATGTTGCTCCAACAGAACCAGATGGAGATTCAAACGAGGCAATCTACATGACTCGTAAGGTTCAGTTGAAGACTCCTGCTACTGCAATCAAACTATTGTTTGATGCGGTGAGATTTGACAGTGCAGAAATTCAGGCAATGTTTAAGATTCTTCGTTCTGATGATGCGAGTGACTTTGATGAAATCGGTTGGCAGTATTTTAATACTGATGGTTCTCCAGATACAAATGTAAACTCTTCAGTAAACAATTAAGACTTTATTGAAAGAGAATACACAGTGGAAGGACTAGAGGAGTTCATTGCCTTTGCGGTTAAGATTCGTATGCAAGGAACTAACTCTTCTGAACCGCCTCGTATTAAAGACCTTCGTGCAATTGCATTGGCGACATAAGATGACAGAGTTTATTCAAGTAGAAGACAATCCTAATCTTGCAAGAGATACTAACTCTCGTGCTATTGTTAATACAAACATGGAAGCATACAAGGCCGCAGTTGCTCGTTCTCGTGCTGCACAAAAGCAAAGAGATGAGTTGAGAGATGCGGTAAGGGATATAAATAACTTAAAGTGTGAAATGCATGAAATTAAAAATCTTTTACTAGAAATGATGGATAAGAAATAATGGCAGACCGTAACGCACCAGCAAGTTTTACCTTTGAAGAATGGAGAGTTGAGTTCAATGAACTGGCAACAGATGTCGGTGATATTGCAAACCTTCCTTCTACTGTTAATGGTAACGCTGTAACAGATGTTATTGAAGCAATTGCAGAACTAGAAGGTGCTTTGAGTTCTGTAATGTTTCCTACAGTTATCGACTTTGATGATTCTACTGGTGTTGCCAGTGAAAGAATCAAATTTGGCGATGATGACGATTTGCAAATATACCACGATGGTTCGGACAGTTATGTTAATCATAACGGAACTGGTGATCTTCTTATCTCTGGCAATAATGATGTTGATGTAACTGCAACCACAGATATTGGAATTACTGGTGGTGGTAATGTTCTTGTTAATGGTGTAACTGGAGTAGATGTCCAGTATAACGGAACAACAAGATTTTCAGCAACAAATACAGGACTTGGCGTAAACGGTGATATTATAGATTCATCTGGTGGTATGACAGGTTCACTAACATTCCCTCAGATTGGGGGAGCGATTGCAACGGAAGGGTTCGGTATTGCTCTTGCGGTTGCACTTGGATAACTAACATAAATACTATAAAAGGGAAGAATTAGAATGGCAAACAATTTTAAGAACGCATTTGCAAACAGTGTTTCCACTTCAAGTGGTTCACCTACAGATGTGTATACTGCGAATAATGGTTCTGCCGTTAACTCAATTCTTATTGAACTAGATGTGGCAAACACAGGAACTTCTGCTGTTCAGGCAAGTGTTCTTGTTTATGATAGTTCTTCAACAAACACATACCACATCGTTAAGGACGCTCCAGTGCCAGTTGGTTCGGCATTGAAAGTTGTCTCAGGTCAAAAGATTGTTTTGAACGGTGACGATAAAATTCAAGTATATGCTTCTGCGGCAACAGTAGATGTAGTGGCATCAATTCTAGAAGATGTAACATAAGGGGTAAGTGATGTCTGAATCATATATTGGTGTAAACAGTCCAAACAGAGTTTCTGCTGCATTTCAGAAAGAGGATTTCCTCGGCTCTGACTTAAGCACGATTACCGTAGGTTCGACTTCATACACATATGCGTATGAGTTGGATACAGATGTCGATGGTGCTAATGCAGAGAATCTATATGTGGTTTTGGACAATGTGGTTCAAGAGCCAGACACTGCCTTTGTTATTCGTGAGAACTCTTCTTCCCAACCAAGAATTATACAGTTTCAAGGAACTGTTGCTTCAACGGCAGTCATTTATGTAGTTCATAGAGGTATCGGTTCATTTACAATGAAACCGCCTACTGGTTCGGTTGGTGCAGATCAACTTGCTGCAAACCTCAAGTCATTTACTACAGACGCATTTACTGGTGACGGCTCAACTACTGCATTTACTCTAACAGAGACACCTCAGTATGCAAACTCAGTGATGGTGTTCGTAGATGGTATTCTACAGAAAGAAACATCTAACTATGCAATCTCTGGTTCTACTCTGACATTCACAACAGCACCAGATGCAAGTTCAGAAATCGAAGCAAAACATATGGGTCTTCGTGGTGTTATGCGTAGAGGCCCAGACTATCAATATGACGCATTTACTGGTGATGGTTCTACCGTTGCGTTCACTTTAAGTAACTCTGGTGTTCCAACTAACAGTGCATTTGTTTTCTATAATGGTATTGCATTAAAACCTACTACTGACTATTCAATCAGTGGGAATACAATGACTATAACATTTGCTCCAGTTAGTGCATCAGAAATAATGGTAAGGTATCAAATCTAATGGCAAGTAATTCAAAGAAAATTGCAGAATTGTCCACACAGGATAATACTAATACAGACTTCATTGACCTTCC